AATTATGCCGCCTGTAACAATATCTGCAATAGACAAAAGCCCCTGCTTATAATTCCCAACATTCCTTTGGAAATTACCAAGTTGTGCGTCTTGCGCCTTTAGCGTAGCGCTGATACCACCTATCTGCTTCGCAAGGTTTTGCCCCAATCTACTATTCTGCTCTGATTGAGACAGGTCTTTGTATTGATTAGTCAGCACAACCAGTTGCGCCTGGAGCTGTCGGTAGTAACCAATCGCTTTGGGCGGCTCATTGAGCGCGGCGTTTGCCTGTTGTATTTGGATTTCGGCGCTGTCTGCGTCCTTTGCAAGCCCTTTGTAAAGCCCCTGTAAGGTTTTTAGCTGATTGGATGCCGTTACAAAATTAGGGCTTCTAGGGTCAAGCGTGATCTTGGTGTCATTTATCTGCTTAATCGCCTCTTTAAGCTGCTTTAGGTTGCCAACCGACAACGCCAATTTTTGCCCGCCTTCCAGTTGCAGGTCAATCTTAATAATAGCTGACGTTGTGGCCATTTTACGCGGCTTTTAAAATCTCGGTAACAATTCTATCCGCAAGATTCCCCTTGGATAAATTTGCCGCCAATGTGTTTATATGCTTGTCAATTGTTCGCTTTACAAACCCGGTTCTTTCCCCATTCCTTGAAAAAGAATACGACCCGCGTGTTGGATTACCTTCCCTGCTTGCAACCGTCGCCACGGCAAATACAAAGCTCTTGCGTTCCTTTTCGTCAAGCTCAGGCCGCACTACACCCGCCCACTCAATAAGCGCCTGAATATACTTTGACGTTCCACCACGGCCCCTCCCCGGCGTGTAAGGGATTCGCCCGGCACTTACCCCTGTATCCACAGCCTCCCAATAATCATTTCCAAAGATCACCCCCAAAAACCCGTCGTTGTCGCTGTCCTTTATTTCGGCCTCAAAGGACTTTTCGAGCGACCCGGTTGCAACGTGTCCCTCTTGTCTGATTTCGTCCCGTAAATCCTCAATAATCGCTTTGAGCTCTTGCTCGAAACGGTCACGGATTATGTTGCGTACGGTGTCAATTAGTTGGGGCATGAGTACTTATCTAAAAGACGTTTCCTGATATCGTCCAGTTTAGCTTCGACCTCTTTTGCAATTGAAATATATAGTTCGGAATGAACTCTTACCAAACCAGAATCAGACACTATGTATTTTACTGGCTCATACATCTCAATCCTTGCAAGCAAATCTGTAAACGGCTTGCAAGCCTGCAAAAATTCGTTTCGGATTTGCTCTATTTCAATGTTTCCGGCGCGTATTGATTGCATAATTTACAGGTTTACACATTAGAAACAATACCACCAACTGGCTTATAGCTTTTGTCCTGTGTAATCAAAGTGCCTTTGTAATCGGTGTAATCTATCACCATTTCACGCTTAACAATATCCTCCGTTAACTCCCCAACCGCCATGTTATTAAATACGGCTTCAAGCCTATCCCATGCCGCGTCGTATTCAGGATCTTCAATTGATTCAACTACTGGAAGCGCCTCTGGGTGGCGTTCAAAGTAGGTTTCCTTTTGGTCAAGCAGGTTTTTTACTGCCTCATAAAGTTCTTTCATAATCTAGCAGGTTTCGCAGGCAGTAAAGGCCGCTTGGTTAAACTCATTTAGTCCAAAATTATACTGAACCTCAGTAGAATCGCACCAACAAACTTGAATCTTTGAGGTGGTAATAATCATTCCAGCCGTCCCGTAAGTAAACGATGTGAATTGATCTGTAGTTTTTTTGACGGTTAGGGTTGCCGTGCAATTTTTGAAAGTCGGGAAAATAACGCCCTGCAATTTCAACCACTCAACCTCGCTTGGCACAAGCCAATAAGTTGAAACGCCAACCCCGCCAAGATTTTCGGGTATGTCCAAAATGAACGGCTCAATTCTGGAAATCTGCCAAACGATTTCATTCAGCACAAGCGCGTTGTCAACCTCGATCTGGTTGTCACCCCTTGCCGTAACGCATCCCTCGCATTCAGGAAGTGAGCCAATCCCAATTTCCAGATTTTGACAAACCTTTGTTCCCGTTTTTTTGCTTCGCTCTGAAAAAGTGATGGCCTCTTTGCGGATAAAAATCAGCGCGTTTTCAAATTGTATTTGGCTCGAATCTTTGCCGCTTGCCTCCCATTTGCGCCCCCAATAGTGGCCAATGCGCCCGTCCTTCATTGACGCGTTTAGGTTGTCGCTGTCAATATCCTTAAACGTAGAAACCGCACCAAACGAATTGGGGCGGCTTGGGTATCCAGGTGGAAAGGCCCTGATTAAGCGAATGATTGCGGGGTATAGGATTTCTGTTAGCATTTCAATCCTCGTTTATTGTTAACTCAACCCCAATTTCAGGGTGTGAATTAAAAAAGCCTTCCTTCCTACTTATGTCGATTGCCACAATATGGTATGGGAAAGACCTTTTTGAATTTTCGTGCAATATTTTAGCAGCCTCCGCCGCTTCATCAACAGTATCCCAATAGTATTTAAGCCCAAAGCCCGGCACAAATGCGCCGCTGCACCCGCCGTTATCTATCTTATACTTTATGGTTGGGTTGCACATAGCTAGTTTCCAGTTACAAGGTTTAAGTTCATTGCGTGTACGGCGGTCTGAAAGCCGACATTGTACACTTCTTTCAAAGTAGATCCGAAGTAGCCGCACTTCTGTATATCGGCATAAACATACCGCCAACCGATCAACTTTGTAATTTGTTGCCCTCTTTTTTTAGAGAGGCGCTTCATTCGGTCAATATCCTTTTGCTCCATACCGTCGTATTGTCCAGGCCTTTCAATCCCTACCCAGTAGGGGGCGTATTCGAGTGCGCCTCTAAGGTTTCCGTCACCGCCCATACCACAGACAGAGCGGTTAACGTGCTGAGAAAAAAAAAGCGTACCGACAAAATGACGGAATACGGCAAATTTTCCAGCTCTTTTACCCGATCCTCTATGTACTTCTCAATGGCCTGCTCACCCATTGGAAGCGGCTCAATCAGGCCGTTTTCTTCAAGCGGGCGAAGCAGCAAAGCCACCTGGTACTTGGTCAGTCCGTAATCAGAGGCGGCTATTTTTGTAAAGTCAAACTCCTTTTTCCGAGCCTCCGAAAGTTCGGCCTCAAACATATCTTGGAGCTTCAACACCTCGACGGTTTCCTGTGCTGTGAACTCACCCTCATACGCCAAGTTTTTCAGGTTGGGCGTAATGTTCCAAAGCGTCCCGTCGTACTCAATCGGAAACGCGCACATTTCGCAAGACCTGGATACCCAAAGCAAATGCCGGTAAATGTTTAGCACCGTAAGCTCCACCGTGTCCACGCCCTTGCCTTTTACGTTGGCGATAAATTCCGGTTCAAGCCGCCACTCCTTTTTTTTCAGCATCTTAGCGGGTAGCCCAAACGGAATGGAGGCCGGAACGGGTACAAGCTCATTAACCGCACGCTCAATGTAGAACATGAAGTCCATAGGTTCGCAATCAGCCCCCTTTAAATCCAGCTCCCTTTCAAAAGCAGACATTTGAAACCACGCGCTTGCGGGGCAGTCGTCAACCGTCAAAGGAAGGCGTACAATGTGACCGGAATCTAAACTAAGCTCAACCATTATTTTTTTTCTGGTTGGCGTTGTGGCTGTGGCTGGTTGCCCTGTGGGCGTTGCGGAGCCTGTGGCTGTTTTTCGGGCGGTTCCGCTGCCATAGCTGGCTGTCTGGTTGGAGCTGGTTTTTTGCCAGATAGCTTGGCAAGGGTTTCCACCGCAACCCGCGTTACCTTGGTACTTACGTCGTTATTGCCGCAAGTTTCGCACCCGGCGGTTGAACCAACCCGGTCCGGCTGCATCATTTCTGAAAGCGATCTAACTGTCATAATTTTAAGCTGAGTAAGATGAGTATGATTGCTTTTTGACCGACATTTGAAGTAGGTCGTATAGCTTTTTCATTAAAAACAAATCCGAAAAGTCGGGGCTTCTACCCAATATCTGCTTAACCCCTGGCCTTCCTGCAACCCCCATTTTTGGAAGTAGTTTAAGCGGTCCGTCTCCGTTCTCTGTTTTCTTTATCGCGGCCAGCTCTTCGCTCAATAGCTCCACGTGTTCAGGCTCTTTTACGGCTTCAGCATACACAAGGCCCGCGTTTATATCATCCGCAAGTAGAAACCCGCATTGGTCCTTTAGATGTGCAAATGTACGCCCTTTATCATTATCTGATTTAATCGGAGCCGAATTTGCATGGAACGCGATTGCCCCCGGTATAAACCCGCCCTTTCCACCAATAAAGCCGCCAACCCCGTCGCTGTCATAAATGATTGCGCTTGCCCTAATTCCGTGCTTAATCCGAAGCTCTTGAATACGGTTTAAAACGTCGGCTCCACCGCTCTTTGCCATTTCAATGTGGTCAACCAGTACCCAACCCTCAAACACAGCCGCCCGGTAAATATCTGAGCCGTGCAAAGCAATGTCGGCAATCAGGCATTTTCTATTCGGGTCACGGGCAACATGGATGTTTTCAAAAATATCTGAAATTGCCTGCGATTCAATAATTTGATCAGGGTCGTCTATAAATTCCCAGTTACCCAGATAAAGTCGTTGGCGCTTTTGTCCCGTTAAACCCTCAAGACGCTGTATGTAAAGCGGATCTCCTTTTTTGTTTCCGCTTGAAAGGCTTTGAATGTATTTTTTATTCCTTGGCAGCTCTTTTGACCTGTGCGGCTTATAGAACTTCTGGTACATCCAGTTTCGAGACGGGTTGCCCGTAATCAGTAGCTTTCCCAATATCCCGTATTCATCGTTCATGTGCCGCCCTATCCTTGTGCCTGCAACCTCATAAGCCGATGCCGCAACACCCCCGCCTTCCTCAATCCAACCCCCAGTGTATTCCGTAGATCCAAAGCCGTCAAAGTCTGGATCACCCGGCCTGTGCATCATTTCAACCCCAATTATCTCGCTGCCATTCTCAAACCGGATATGTACCTCAACATCATTGTATTTCCACCAAGACTTTGGTATGTGATGCTTTTTGCAAACCTTGTTGAAGGTTACCACCACGCTTCGCCTCACTTGCTTTAGGTGGTGGCGCCCAACAAACCAGCGTGAACCAGGATATGCAAGGCAGGCCCAAAGCAACCATTCGCAACCTACCCAACTCTTGCCCCCGTATGCCGCACCTCCAAAAAGTAGTTCCTCTGTCTCATCGTCTGAAAGTACGCTTAATGCCTCAATCTGTTTTTCTGACAAATCAAGCACATCGTAAATTCCAGCTTTGAAGCAATCGACTTTTGCCTGAATAACGTGTTCATGTGTCAGCATCCTTTTTAAGTAGTTTTCTCAAAATGTCTGCTTGGTCTTCAATTGCAAGGTCTGCAAGTGGGCCGCGTCCAACTTCTTTGCCATTGGTGGTAATGTCAACCCCATCTTTTGTCTTTTCTGGAAATGCCATCTTCATTGCAAAAATTACGCTTGTAGGATTTGGCGCAACCCTTGACTTTGTGACCTTATTTTTTCTCAAAGGGTTATCGTTAGTTCCTTTCATCAAAACACCCTGCCAGTAAACATCTTCTTCAACCTCTTGCTTTTCATCAAAGCCGTCGATTAGCTTTTCGAGCGAACGCATCGCCTTTGGCTTTAGGCGCTCTTCAAAGTAGTTTTCCTCTGATTTAGCCTTTGCTTTTTTATAAATTTCCGCAATTTCCGTATTTTGAACCATCCAAAGCCTAAAAGTGCTTTCTGAAAGTCCAACCGATTCACACGCGCTTTCAATGGTACACCACTGGCTTTCATAAACCTCACACGCTCTCCTTACCAGTGATAGCTTTTGTTCTAAAGTGTGATGTGGCGCTGCAACTCCTTTTTTCTTTCCCATAAACTACATTGTTTTTGCCATTTCCTTACCTATGGCTTGCCCCTGGCTAATCTGCTTGAGCCTATTAAACAAATCAATTTCAGTTTTACAGCAAGCCTTGAATTTAGATCCACTGCCGCAAGGGCATTTTGTGTTTCGATTCACTTTTGCAAAAACGCGGCGAAAGTGATTTGGCTGTTTTGATCCGCTGGATATTGCAGCCCTGTATGATGAAGGCGCTGTGATTTGTACTGTGTCCTTTGTCATTACTTACCACTTTGAAAGTAAAATATTTAGTCCGCTATCCGGCTGCATTGTAGCCGTGTCGCCTTGTGCATTAAATGAAACGGAGCCTTTGAAATACACCCCGCTTTGGTTTCGTATCTCTAAGGCTCCATTATTTCGGTCTTGCTCATAAACAAACCACTTTTCCCAAATGGTTTGACCCAATACAACCGAATGTATCTCTAGCGTATTTCCGCCGTGGAAAAAGTATTGATTCGCCGGGTAGGTTACGGATGTCCATGCGCCCTCAATACTGGCTTGCTCCTGTTGCTCTTTACAGGACAAGGCGCAAAAAAGCAAGACGGACGCAATGGCAATCAGGGCTATTGAAATATAGCGCCTAACCCTTGCTTGGTCTTCCGGCGGTATTGGTATCATGTCGTATTGATTCATTGTAAAAATCTGGGTGGTAAATGCAACCTTCAGAAATATACCCTGAAAACTCAAGCACCTCGCCGGTTTCCAGGTTTTGTGTTTTCCCGTTTGGTAGGATTTTTACCGGGTTTCCGGCAATGTTGTACCATATTTGGCCCGTTTCCGCTTTTGGCTGTGGAAATCCGTTTGCCTTGAGGCTTTTGCAAAACTCAAAAGTAAATACAACCATTTTTAAAATCGGGAGACGCGGAATGATAACACGCCCCCCGACAACTGATAAACACCTGATAACCAACTTGAAAAACCTAGTGGCGATGGCGGGACTTGAACCTGCGACCTTATGATCATGAGTCATACGAGCTAACCAACTGCTCCACATCGCTGTTTGCCTGATTTCCTCCAGGCGTAAGGCCCGCAATCATTTATGAGGGAAACTTTCTTTGTTACCGGGTGGAATTGCTTTACAGTTTTTCCACCCGGATTTTCCGACTGTTGTGTGCAGGTGATTGGATTCGAACCAATGACTTTCGCGGGTAATCGCCCGCGACCCTCTACCGGGCTGAGGTACACTAGCATTTTATACTTTAAAAGTCAGGTGTCCAAAATGCTTTCATTCCGGACACCGTAACCATGAACATTCGGCGGTCCTTTACCCCGCCTTTCTCACCGTAAGAGTTTTGCCTTTTTATAATCCAGCGCACTTTGAAGGTCGCGCTTTGTAAGTCTTCCGTCTTTCCGGTGGGGCAAATATAGCACTTTTTCACCTTCGACAAAGTACCCATCTAGCCCCGCGTTTAAATAGTATTCCGGGTTATTGTACCCGGAATAAAGCACATCATCAATTCCGGCGCTCATTTTAGCAGGGGCAAACACGGCGCAATAAAAGTCAGCAGCCGTTTCAATCTTCCTACCATTTGCGGCCCTGCGAATGTAGCACCCGGTCAAGCGCATGATTTCCTTTGCATCGCCCGCCCGGCATGACTGCTTTACTTCATCCAGGCTCTTGCCTAATCCGTTCAATCCGTTTCTTGTGAGCTGAATCCACCCGGCGGCAACCCCATCATCCCGAATCCTGAAAGGATCTATACCGCACTCAGAATAGGCAACCAGGTAAATGTCCTGCGGGCGGCATCCAATCTCATTCGCAAGCGCCCGTGTGCTGTCTCTTACCGTCAAAAATTGTGCCTCGTTTGTGTGGCGCTTTAGTATGTCCTCAAATCTGCTTTCCGCAAAAAATGAGGTGTCGTTACTCATTACCGTAGGATTAATAAATGCTTGCTCAAAGTACTGTAACTCATCCGATACCCTTTCGCCATTCAAATAGATCAACCCCCCGATAAGCAGCACAATAGCGCCGTTTTTAAGCGTGAACGGGTTGTAAGCCAAATACCTTACCGCCTTGATTGACATTGCCAGAAATTCAAGAAAGCAAACAAAGAGCTTTGCCGCCTGAATCATTACCCACGCAAAAGCCACGGCCACAATGAAGCTGAAAGGGCCGAGCTCGGTGAGTAGGATCTGGATTAGGTCAATGGCGTTTTTCATCAGTTTATACTTACATGGTTATAAACCCAATTGCAAAAAATAGCCAAAATGTAAATGGCCGATATTATTCCAACCACAGCGAAAACCACAAGACAGCCCCACGGTCCGTCGCCTATTTTAGCATCGTTCATGGCGTATACTTTATGTACTGGTTTTGCTTTGTGAATCTGGTGTGCCTCATGTAACCCTTTGGTTCAATATTACATATTTTACCTTTGCTCATTGTGTATAGCCTAGATCCAACCCAATTGTAAAGAAAGTAGTTTGAAAAGTCATCCTCACAAAATCGCATCCCTCCGTTTTTGGAAACATCATGGGCGCGGCGCATTATTTTTTTGCAGGTGTTTTTAGATGGATTTCTCATTTTGCTCTTTTCTTTTTCTGTGCTGGTTTATGGATATTTCGCACCCCGCAATTTTAGAGCTTACAAATGAAAGAATGTAAAGGCGAATATCGTCTCTAACCTGAAGTGTTTCAAGGTGGTCAAGAAACTCCCTGTGCTTTTGAATTTCAGCTTCTTTTTTTGCGATGTGCGCGTCAAAGTCGAAGTTTTGCATGGTGTTTTTATTATTTAATTTCTTTTGCAAGCCCTTTTTCGATTAGCCCTAAAACGTCAAACCCTTTGGAAATGAGATACAGCCAC